TGTTGGTGTCAATTGCCATTCGCAAGAATGGGATCAACTTTATAAGAAAGCACTTAAGTATGGTGATGATAGGATTATTGGTGGTGATTATGGTAAATATGATCAAAAATTACCATCGCAATTAATCCTTGCAACGTTGGGTATTTTGATTGATTGTGCCAAACAATGCAATTATAGCGCGGATGATATACGCGTTATGCAGTCCATGTCAGCGGACATTGCTTATTCTTATATAGCCATGAACGGTGATATGATTTCTGTAACTAGCGGTACCCACATAAGTGGGAATTCATTAACTGTTTTAATTAATAGTATTGCTGGTAGTCTTAATATGCGATGCGTGTTTATGCGATTGTATGGATATGATTTGGATTTTAGAGATTGCGTTTCTCTCATTACTTATGGCGATGATAATATTGGTTCTGTTAGAAAAGGGTATGATGCATTTAATATCAAGTCCTGTGCTGAGATATTGGCCGAATATGGTCAGGAATATACTATGCCTGATAAAAATTCTGAGATTATTCCATATTTAGACAAAACTAAGTTCGAATTTTTAAAACGATCCAGTGTTTATCACGATGAACTCGGTTGTTTTATTGGCGCACTTGATGAGAATTCTATATTCAAATCTTTGCATTGTTATCTTAGACCTAAGAAGTGTATTCTAACCCCTATGGAAGCTTGTGCTATTAATATTGATGGCGCTCTTAGGGAGTGGTTTAATCATGGTGAGAGCGTATATGAAGCTAGAAGGAGTCAAATGCAGAAAATTGCTAGTATCCACAATTTAGAGCAGCAATGTGTCATGTTGCACAGGACATATAGTGAGTGTGTGGCGTTGTGGAAGAACGGCAATTTAAGCGAATCAGTGCCTAATGATATTGACGATGATGGTTTTATGTGTCAGAGTGGGTTTGAGACTGAAGACTTGTATATTAAGGCTCAAACTGATATACAGATGTCAGTTTTGAGTGTGAACCAAGTCATTATTCATCAAGATTTTGGTGAGGTGGATATTATATTCAAACGAGTTTTTGATAACGTTGAACATTATATGATTGTTGAGATTAAACATTCGTATTGCCAGAGTGTGCGTAGGAAAGGAAGGCAACAGCTAAGACGCGTATGTAGTGCATTATCAACTTTGCGTGTTGGCACACCGATATTGGCCGTTTTGTTAACACCGTATGGTTACGAGTTAGTAGACGAATTTGGTGGAGTTGGTATGTGGCATAGATTTAATTTGCCTTTTGCCACTATTAGACCGACCTAGACATGTCGTAAACTGTCTCCCAGTATGCAATCTGATGGTAGCAAAATTGCACATAAACATTGGTTACCATACATATGATGTGAGAAATCATAGTATAGGCTTTGTTTGTGGACATCCGCCTCGTC